GTTCCGGGTCGCACTTCCGGCACTGTGGACACGCAGGTCGTGACCGACGACCCCGCAAACAAGCTGGTTGGGTATTGGGCTGGCTATCCTGTGATTACCCGTTCATGGGTTCCGAGTGGGTACTATGTGGCGAATGCCGTCGACGCGCCACAGAAGCCCATTGTTCACCGCATTGATAAATTCAGTGCTTTGAACGGCCTGCGCCTGGTCGCTGAGTTCCAGCGCCATCCGCTGACCGCGCAAACATACGAGGCTGAAATCGGCTTCGGTGTTTGGGGACGTACATCCGCCGCGATCTTGGACGGTGGAAACGCAACAACTTACAGCAATCCTTCGGGCTTAGTTCGCACCCGATAGAAAGCAACTCCTTATAAGCCGCCCGGGTTGACTCGCTCGGGCGGCGAAAGGTTTATATGACACTCGCCGCATACATCACCGCTAATTTTCGTCAGATCAAGTCACAATTGGCTTGGTCTGATAGCCTTGAAATCACAGCGATAACAGAAAAGACGTTGGAGTATTACGGCGTGTCCACCGAAGCCGAAGCGACAGACACAACGAAGCTGCACGCGCTAGCCGACGTTGCTGTATGGCGGCAGGCTTTGAACGATGTAAGCCTTGATTATGACTTCAGCGCAGATAACGCATCGTACAAGCGCGGACAACAGAGTGACATGATCCGCGAGAACTTGGAAGGCGCAGTCACCGCCGCGCTGGTTCATATGCCATCTTATACGATTGGCGTGAGTTCTTCAGATGATCATCCTGACTGGTGGGCGTAATTGAGAAAGCTAACAACCGCCGAAGTTGCCCGCATGACCACCACACAGGGTGAGAGCTTCAACGATCAAGTGGTGATGTACGGCTACACCGAAGGACAAGACTCGCTCGGACAGGTGTTCGACAGCTTCGACAGTGGCGCAACCATCGAATGTGGATTATCCACTGAGAAACAACACTTGAACGAACGCGGCGAAATCGTGACCATCGATGCAGATGCAGTACTGCGTGTGGCCGCTGGCGTGGCTGTTGACATCAAAAACAAGGTGATTGGTCGCGGAGTGACTTATTACGTGGACGGCATTCAGCCCGGTCGACATGTTCAACTCGTAGCCTTGAAGGAGATAAAAACATGACAAAAGTGGACAAATTTTTTATTTATCTTACCTTTCCGATTTGGTTTCTTATTATGTTGGTGATTTTTATCATTGCCGTAATTGCTCAATCTCTCGGATTGGCGGATTACAAAACCTAATGCCCGCAATCATCGCAGGATTGAGCAGGCTCACGCAGCAATTGAACGAGGTTGGCTTACAGTTCACCGTCGAGGACTTGGAAGCTGGCGCGATTGTGATCCTGTCTGAAGCACAGAGTAATTGCCCTGTTGATACAGGCTTCCTGCAATCCACAGGCTTCATGCAGGTTGACGGCGACGAGATACAAATCGGATTTGGCGCGGAGTATGCGTCTTATGTTGAGTTTGGCACCTACAAGATGGCCGCACAGCCGTTTCTACGCCTGGCGATGGACACCGCCGAAGCCGCAGCCTTGAGCGCGATTGTGGACAGCATACAAACCCATTTCAGGGACATCACAAAATGACAATCGAATCCGTGATCGCTGGAAAACTTGCCGCCGTTGGTGCGGTGTACCCTGTGTCCATGCCGCCAGGCGCGACACTTCCGGGGATGTGCTATCAGTTCATCTCTGAAGTCCCGTACAGGCATCACGCAGGCGAAACGATGGTGCGCCGCCGCCTGCAGGTTTCTTGCTGGGCGAATAGCTACGCCGCCGCCGTGACCCTTGGCGACAGTGTACGAGCCGCACTGAATTTGAATCAAACGAATATCGAACTAATCACCGCTGAGAATATTAGCGACTTCAAAGACGCAGAGGCGGAGAAATACCGCCGCATTGTCGAATTTTTTGTTTACGAATAGAGGTAAAACATGACAACGAATTATGGGACTATCCTTTCAGACTCAGACGGCGCAATTGGACAGGTTGTTTCGATTGACCCGCCTGAATATATGCACCCTGCAATTGAATCCACCAATCACTCTTCGGGCGGTGTTCGCCAGTTTGAAGCAAGTGGCTTGCGCGAAATGGCAGAGTTCAAAGCAACCGTGAATTTTGTGCCTGCCGACATCACAACCATGACAACCGATATGGTCGCAGGAACGAAGAAGGCTTACGTGATCACATTTCCTAACACGTACCGCGAGCGTTTCAGCGCACTTGTGACTTCGATCAAGCCGATGACTGCCGACGCGAAGAAGCCTGATGAATTGATGGCAGAGATCACATTCCGCCCATCCGACAGCTTAGACTTGAGTTCATAATGTGGTCGCGTGACAATCTAATCAAGCCGCGCACAAAAGAGATCACCATCGAAGGAGGGACGATGGTGATCCGCGCCTTGACCGCATCTGAAGCATTGGATCTTCGCGGGAAGGATTTGCAAGGCGCGGATATATTTGGACTGATTTCAAAATCAGTTGCCGAACCGGTGTTGTCTGTTGAGGATGTTGGGCTTATACCCTCATCTATGATTACCGAACTGATGAAGGAAATCTTCACATTCAATGGGCTTGGCAGTAAAGCTATCTCTGATGCTGTTGACGAGCTAAAAAAAACGGACGTTTCGACTACCAACTCTGCCGCGTCTTAGGCTGGCGATCCGTGGAAGAAATGCTCGACGGAATGAGCATGAGTGAGTACGTCCACTGGCAGGCAATCTATGATACAGAGCCTTTCCCTGAAGAGCGTGCAGACCGACGCGCAGCACAGCAGATGATAAACATCCGTCGTGCGTTGGGTGACAAAAGTGGTGAGTTAAAAGATTTCATCCCTGATTGGTGGGGTGATGCACAAACACAGCAGCAATCCCCTGAACAGATGCAAGCCAACATGAAATTCATAAAAGCCGCCACGAAAAAGAAGAAGCCTAAAAAATGATCCTAGAAAAACTCGTTATACCTATCGGTTTTGATATGGGCTTGCTGCTGGAAGGCGTCAAGGCTATTGAGGGATTGATTTCAGGCGCCATAGAACGAACCCAACAATGGGCAGAGGACATGGACAAACTCGGCGATGTGACAGGCATGTCAACTGACAAACTGGCCGCGTGGCAGTTCGTCACAAAAAAAGCGGGCGTGGACGCTGATACATTCTCGAACGCCGTTGTCATCATGGCAAAGGGATTGCTCGATTCAAGCAGCGAACTCAGCACGACAGGCAAGGCATTACAGGATTTTGGCGTAGATGTTTTGGACGCAGGCGGCAATGTACGCGATCAAAGCGATTTGATGAACGACATTGCTAAAAAGTATTCGGAATTTGGGACACAAACAGAGCGTGTTGACTTCCTCACAAATGTATTCGGTAAAAGTGGGTCAAAGCTCATAGATGTGTTTGATACCCTCAATAAAGAGGGAGGTATTGATAAAGTCAAGGAAAAGGTGGAGTCTCTCGGCCTTGTTCTTGATCCTACGCAGTATGAAGAATTTCAACGCAATCTCAACGAAGTAGATTTAACATTCACTGGACTTGCGAACGCTTTCACGGGTCCGCTTCTGCCTGGTGCTGAAAGACTTCTCGAAACATTCACGACTTGGCTTCAATCCCCGTGGGTTGCGGATGGAATCAAGAAGATTGGCGACAACTTGGGCGCATTACTTGAAAATATTTCAAACGCTGATTGGTCCATTTTGCTCGATCCAGTCAGGCTAACGCAGGCGTTTGAAGATTGGATTGCGTCAGTTGATTGGAACGGTGTTTCAACAACCTTTGCGAATTGGATAAGCAATGTAGATTGGGCTGGTGCAACAAAATCAGCTATTGATACAGCGGTAAACATTGAACAAGCACTAATCGACCTTATTAGCCGTACGAATTGGGGTGCCTTGGGCAAGGCTCTGAAGGATGGTCTGTATCAGGTTTTTGTTTTCGGAATTGGCGAAGCAATTGGCTTAGCTTGGGAACCTGCCGCAATTCAGTTTTGGAAAATGGTGTATGGCTTGATTGCTCAGGTAAAAAGTGCGATTGCATCGGCGCTTAGCGGAGGTGGTTACACAACTCCGGGAGTAACGTATAACTGGCAGACACCAACAAAAGCACCTGTTGGTAGTCAAGTCGGACGCCGCGCTTCAGGCGGCGCAGCAGGTGGTATGACATGGGTTGGCGAGAAAGGTCCGGAGTTGGTCAATCTTCCGGGCGGATCATACGTCAACAATAATCAGGCAAGTCAAAGCATGGGATTTGATTATTACAAGCTGGCTTCCATTCTCGCGGTTGAAATTGCCAAAGGACGCGACTAATGGAGTTTCTTGAATCCATCATCACTGAATATTATGACGGATCGGATTGGGTTGATATAACCGCGTACGTGGTCGGTGACATAAAAGGCAATAATGGTCTTGGCGGATGGAAACCAGATCAGCGCGTGGCCGTTCTTGGTACGCTGAATATCACGTTGAACAACAAAGGAAAGTTATTCTCACCTATGGGCGGCGATGCCGTTCGAGGTCTTTCCACGCTGACAGGTTTCAACAAAGGCGCAAAGATACGAATAACAGGAACATTTAGGGGTCAGACAGAAGAAATATGGACAGGTAGAATAACCAGCCTGGATTCTGATGACCTGAATTGGGGTAATGAGCAAGTCCGCCTCATGGCTGTTGATTGGATGCAGATCCCGGTCAATTATCCGATGAAGGGCGCAACGATTGCACTCAACAAAAGGATTGATGAGGCAATGGCGCTGATCCTTGCGCGTCTGAGTGTTCAGCCTGAAGATACCGACTTTGATACTGGCTCTTTCACGTTCCCTGCCGTTTTCGATAATGTTCAACGCAAGACGATGGCGCTTTCTGAATTTACGAAGCTGGCAAATTCAGAGCTTGGTTATATCTACGTCAGGCAGGATGGCACACTTGTAGCTGAAAATATGATCGCCCGTCAGGGTTGGCGGGCGTTGGATCAAGTCACAATTCCCCCGCTTTGGATTTTACCTACCGTAGATTCGTTTCTTTTGAAGGAGGACGGTTTCTTTCTGCTAAAAGAGGATGGCGGAAAGATCATTCTTGACGAAGGGACTTTAGAACCAGAGGTTACTGAGGATGCCGCGATTCATGCTGACGCAGAGGGCTACAACATATTTTTAGGAGAGGATTCTTTGTTGAACGCATCCATTATTCGCGTTCATCCTGTTATTACTGACACGGCCTTGAAGGTACTTTACAAGTTAGGAACTCCATTATTCATACCAGTAGGACAAACGACACAATTTTCAGCACACTATACAGACCCGAATGGTTTATCACAGGTGTCTGGAACCAACATGCAAACGCCAGTTGCCACTACTGATTATTTGGCGAACACCCTTGCAGATGGAAGTGGAACGAACAAAACTGCTGATATAGTTCTGAGTGCGGTTTACTTCGGTGATACGGTTTATTATTCAATCACCAACAATGCAAATGCCGGCATTTATATGACGCTTTTACAGGCTCGCGGATATGGTATTTATTATGCCAACAGCATCGAATCAACGAAGGACGACGACATATCGCAGGTCGCCTATGGGTATTCTCCTTTTCAGTTTGACCAGAAATATCAAAAGGATGCGTATCTGGCAGATATGTACGGGTTATCCGTGATCGAAGAATATAAAAACCCGAAATCAAGGATTACGAACATGAAATTTCTAGCAAATCTAAATAAAAATCACATGGCTACATTTCTGACACTCACTATCGGCTCATTGCTTTTAGGAACAGAAGATCGAAGCAATATAAGCAATCATTATTACATCACCGACCGCGCCTTCACCATCAAACAGGGAGGGGTTATCAATGTGGAATATGGCGTAAAGCAGAATGATAGCTATTTGAGCGGCGCATTGAATCCTGTGACTGTTGAGTTTGCAGGTACGACAGCAACCGACGCGCTTAGTTTCGGAGTGCTACCGCAGACGCTTGACTTGGTGAACAGGTCGTTTTCATTTTGGATATATCCAGACGCGTATAGCGCCGGAGGTGATGGAGATACGATTATTTCACTGGGAGAAATAATTTACCTAACATCAAACAAGATGGTTTTCATAAGACCATTTACAACAAGTGGAATCTGGACAACCGATGTAAACGTTCCGGCACTCGGCGCGTGGTCTCATGTTGTTGTTACTTATAATCAATCTTCGGTGGCAAATGACCCGATAATTTATGTGAACAACGTTTCTGTGACCGTGACAGAGTTTGCAACCCCAGTTGGGACTGCCCTTTCAGAATATGGGAGCGCATTCGATCTTGGGAATGACAGCATGTTATCAGTTCCTTATGGCGGTTCTTTGAATGGAAAATTATTCGACGTGAGAATGTACAATCGCATCCTCTCTGCCGCCGAAGTGACCACGCTCTACAATGGTGGTGTGCCAGATGTTTCGTTAGTCACTGATGGCCTTGTCTTTCAAGGACCCGCAGTCTACGCAGATCTCGGAGATGACGCGAGCCTCGCAGGTCATGTCCTCACATCCACAGATCGACTTGTTGAAAACGCATTACGCGCAGTTGGCATCCCTAACGGTGCGCCAGTGATCCGCGCAAACCCATAGGAGCCTATCATGGCAGATCAAAAAATCACAGAAATTTCAGTAGGTGTGCCAGTTAGCACAGATCTTATTCCTTACGTTTCCGATCCGAGCGGAAGTGCCGTCACGAAAGCAAGTCTTGTTAGTGATATCGGAGGATCCGGAGGTGGAACAGGTTATAACTATCTAATCAATGGTGGATTCGATTTCTCACAACGAACAACACCGGGAACATTGACCACGATAGCAGATAAAGACTTTGGAGCAGATCGTTGGTGGATTACTAGAGAAAATGCAGATGTTCAATATAAACGATTTGATGCCTTGGGAGAATCGGGACTGACAAGTAAATATTATGGGCAATTAAAAAAGATAACAAATACTGGAAAGATTTTTTCTTGCCAGGCCATTGAAGGTGTCAACAGTGTTCCTTTGAGAAGCAAGGTTGTTATTTTTCAAATAAAAATGAAAGCCAGTGCATCCAAAACAATTCGCATGGGGATATTTGAATTGCAAAATGCAGGTACATTGGATGCAATCCCGGCAACATTAGTTACAGCATTTGGTGCAAACTCCACCGATCCGACAATGGGTGCGAATGTGGCAGTTATAACAGCGGCAGCGTCAAAGTCCGTCACAACTTCCTGGCAATCTTTTAGTGTTTCTGTGACTGTACCCTCAAATAGCAAAAATCTAATTTGTGCCTTTTGGACTGATAGCCAATTCGCTGCAAATGATACCTTGGAATTTGCGGAGGCTGGGCTGTTTGTTGGTTCAACTGTTCAAGACTGGACACCCAGGTTGACACTTGTTGAATTGCAACTTTGCCAAAGATATTATTGGAAAACATTTTCATTAGACACCGCTCCCGTTCAGAACCTGGGGAGCAACACAGGAGAATTTCACGGCCCTGCACCAGCGGTCGGTGCCGCAGCCCAAAGAATACCAAAGGTAATTTTCCCTGTAACTATGTTTGCGGCCCCCACACTTATTACATACAATCCGGGCGCCGCAAACGCTGAGGTTAGAGATATAAATGTTCCGGGAGATTGTTCATCCACTTTGACAGGAAACATATCTGTAATTGGATCGAATATTTCTTGCGTAGGAAATGCGACCACCGCAATTGGAAATGCCCTGCGCGTTCATATTTCGGCAGAGGCTGAACTTTTATAAAGAGTCATGTTATGAATGATGAGAATATTAATTTTAATTACACAATCATAAAATCAGTTGAAAGTGTGGATATTATAAAAAGAAGTGATGGTGTTTGGATTCCGATGGATAATAACAATGTAGATTATCGGGATTTTTTAGAATGGAAATCAAAAGGTAATGAACCAAAGGAAGAGATTATAAAATGAAAAAAAATATTATAGCCTTATTTATTGTGGCCTCAATATTCTTGACTGCATCTGCCAGCATGGATTGTTATCCGTTCGCGCTTGGAGAGGTTTGTTTGAATCCAATAGAGACTCAGACCCCAACCGCCACACCAACATTAGAAATGACGATAACACCAACGGCCGTCTCCAATATTGTTATCCCTCTACAAATCGACTTCATGCGCCTTCCTGGAATAGGAGTGGGCTGTCCAAACAGCTCTACTACATCCTCTTCACTAACTTCGTTCACTTCCAGCACCTATCAGTTTTACGCCAACAATTACAACCGCATAAAGGTCAAATGGGCGGTGTTTCGTGTGGCTTGGAATCCTAGGTCTAATAATGCCAATCCAACAGGTGTAAACCTGATCGTATTTGATAATGGTCCAACCAACATACAAGTGATTGCAAACTTCAACCATGCCAATACTGGAAATTCTCAGGTGTTCAATGACGGAGTTGCAATCACTTCAGATATGCAGGCTATTGTCACCGCAAAGCAATTCAAGAATTTAGGCGTGCAGTTTTATGGAAACGGCGCGGACACTTGCCATGTGTACAGCGCATGGATTGAAGGGTCTTGGGAGCTTCTGCCGTGACGAAAGGGAAAACACCCGCGAAGCCTTTCGTCAAAGGCGATCCACGTATCAACCGCAAGGGCAGAACTCCGCTCGGCACAACCCTTGCTGAATATCTCCGCAAAATCATCGAGGAAACCGACGAAGGCAAAAAACAAAGCATAGCCGATGAAATGATGATGATTGCGATTGCGCGCGCGAAGCGCGGAAGTTTTCAATTTTGGGAAGCGATCATGAATCGCGCCTATGGGAAAATACCTGATAGAGTCGAAATCAATTCAGAAGAAAAACCTGACCTTTCCAAACTGACAAAAGAGGAAATCGAAACGTGGATGCGGCTATTGCAGAAGTCGAAGCTGTAACTATTACGGATTTGGACGCTGAATTGCTCAGGCGTGATTTTCACGCCTTTGTGGTTTCTGCCTGGAATAAGGTTGAGCCCGGTGTTACGTTTGTTGATAACTGGCACATCCGCATGATCTGCGCGTATTTGGTCGCATTGTTCATGGGACTGATCCCATCGAATAATCTGATGATGAACGTCCCGCCGCGCCACATGAAGAGCTTGCTCTGCAACGTGCTATTCCCTGCGTGGATATGGACGAAAGCCCCAACAACAAAATTCCTATGCTTCTCTTATTCCGAATCCCTTACCCTCCGCGATAGCGTGAAATGCCGCGACCTGATTGGCTCGCGCTGGTATCAAGAACGCTTTCACGTCACGATCAACCCGAAGCAGGACACGAAGGATAATTTTCAAAATTCCATGGGTGGGTATCGTATGTGCTTCGGTACTGGCGGCTCCATCGGCGGGCAGGGTGGCGACATCCTGATTATTGATGACCCGCTTGAAATCGGGCAAGCCAACAGTAAGGCGAAGCGCGATCAAGTCAATTATGTGTATGACAATACAATCTCGATGCGCGGTAATGACCCGAAAACGGTGAAGAAGATCCTTATCATGCAGAGGCTTCACGACGAGGATTTATGCGGTCACATTATCGAAAGCGGCGTGCCGTGGGAGCATTTGGTATTGCCTGCGGAATACGAAGGCGTGGAGCGGTTCAAATCGTCCATCGGTGAAAAAGACCCGCGCACAGAAGAAAATGAATTACTTTGGCCTGAGCGTATCGGGCGAAATGAGATCGAGATATTGAAAATCCCGCTTTCGTCGATCGGTGTGGCTGGTCAGCTTCAGCAGCGCCCTACGCCCTTGGTCGGTGCAATCTTCAAAAAGGAATGGTTCGCTGTCCGCAAATCTTCCATGCCGTGCGTCGGTCGTTATTTCTCATGGGACACAGCAGCTAGCATCGAGGACACCGCCGCTTATACCTGCGGCATCGTCGGAGAGCTGACGCCAGATTACAGGCTTTATATCCGTGACGTTTGGCGCAAAAAGATCGAGTTTCCGCAGCTGCAATATGCCATTGAGGAACAGGCGAAAAAATACGGCGGCGTCAAATCGGTTGTGATGAGAGATATAATCATCGAAAACAAGTCGAGCGGCATTCAGGTGATCCAGTCCATGAAGCAGGTCTCTCAGGTGTTCGCGCCTTACGTTATGCCGTACACACCGAAGGGCGACAAGATCGCCCGCGCATACGAAGCGGCAAAGTGGTGCGAAAAAGGATGCGTGATATTTCCGCCGCCGAGCGAGGACACGCCCTGGCTGATCGATTGGGAAACGGAAGTGTTCAACTTTCCGAACTCAGCGTACAAAGATCAGGTTGACGCATTCTCGCAGCTCTGCGATTATTTATCTTATTATCTGGCCGAAGGATTGACAGCCCGCACAACGGGAAGGACTATAACGCGATGACAGTTTATGTGGATAAGCAAGAAAACCAATTCGGCAGAATGAAGATGTGTCACATGCTTGCCGATTCAGTCGATGAACTTCACGCCTTTGCTGAAAAAATAGGAATGAAACGCTCGTGGTTTCAACCCAAAAGCACGCCGCATTATGACTTGAGTAAATCAAGAAGGTTGCTGGCAATCCAAAACGGCGCGGTTGAAATTGAAGCCGATAAGGTTGTAGAGATAATCAGGAAATATAGACAGGTGAATCCATGACAGTCATAAATCAACTATGGGATTTTATTCTCGGCACAAACAAGGCCGGCCCCGGCGGTACGCCTTCGGTCACGCCGTTCGATTACAACTCGCTTTATGATGCGCTGTATGCGCTCTATAAAAACGACGATTCGATTATTCCAGAGGACACGACGCGCAGACTTCGTACGGTCGTAAATCGTTCCGTGGAGTTTTACGCCTCGAAGATGTTGCCGGGCAAGGAAATCAAGGTCACGACTACCACAGACGAAGGCGAGGCGGAAAACGTCGAATTACAGGATGCAATCGAGCAGATTATCAAAGACAGCAACCTTGCGAATAACAAACTCGCCATGTTGCGGAACTTCGCGCTTTACGGCGATAGCTTTATTCGGGTCCGTGGTGACAAGGAAAAGTCATACCTCGAAGATATTTCCCCGTTCTATGTGACCGACTTCGGCGAAGATTCCCGCAACTTCCTTACCTATATACGTATCGACATCCCGACGCTGGATGATAATGACAATCCAATCCTGTATACCGAATATTGGGACATGGACGCGCAAACCCTTGAAATTTGGGAGGGTCAAAACTCGCGCACCACGCCGATTAGAGAACTCGGACAAGCGAAGGAAATCACAACCTTTCCAGAAATGGGGATTGATTTTATCTCCATCGTGCATACAAAATTCCACGACAACGGCGACCCTCGCGGGTTGAGCTGTGTTTATCATGCGCTGGACAAAATCTACGAAGCCAACCGCGTCGCAACCCGCCTGCATGATCTACTCTTCGCGTTCGGCGAACCTGTATTCGTGGCTTCCGCGAATTCCACGGACGCGCAGGGCCGGCCGATTCCTGCACCCCGGATCAGCGCAGATTCAACAAGTGCGCCTGTATCATCTTCGGCGCTGGATTCTATCTCTGGCGTGGTCAAGCAAATTTTCAGCCGTCTTATATCATTGCCTGGGCTTTCAACAATTCACAGCCTTATTCCTGACATTGATTACTCGGATGCCCTGCTTATTCTCAACGCGCAGATGGAAGAACTCGAAAAGGACTTGCCAGAGCTTCGCTGGTACGCATTATCACCAACAGATCAAGCCGCCGCCAGTGGTACCGCTTTGCGTACCCTTCTCGGTGCTGCCATTGATCGAGCGAACGAGGCGCGAAATAATTTACTGTCATCCCTCTCACGTGCGTTTGAAATGGCACTGACGATTGGAATATTCAACGGCGTATTTCCTTCCACTCTCGGCACGTTCGACAGCGGCGACTTTGATCACGAGTTACAAGTTGATTCCGCGTGGGGCGAATCGGTTGACGAAAAAGCCGCGACGATGGCGGCGCTGACAAATGCCGGCATCCCCGCAAAGGCGGCGATGGCACTGGCCGGCTTCACAGATACGCAGATCGCGGATGCTTTCCCGGCTGGCGTTGGCGACACACCAAACACCACGCCGACCCCAACGACCATGCCAAAAGGCAAGACTGTCAAAGGAACCGCACCGAAACCAGGAACAGCGGTCGTCCGCGTGGCATAGTTCCTCTTGGAAAATCAAAAATCCTACCGTAACAATGCCCCTCACATGCCGACTGTGTGTGTTTCCATGGCAAGCGCGGAAAAGTGCCATTTTGAGGCGCTCGCGCAATTTATCACAGACTGGGAGAATCAGACATGACCGAACGGGAAAGAGAGCTTCAGGACGAGATTCACGCAAAAGACGCGGAGATCATGCGCCTACATAATGAGCTTGTTGATATTCGACTTGATCGCCATGAAAAACAATTGGCTGATCACGAAACACGCGTCCGTTCTGTAGAACTGGTAGCCACGCGCAGCAACGTACTATTTGCGCTCACGACCGGCGGCGGAATTGTCAGCGCGATTGTGCTTGTCAGGACGCTTTTGGCAATGCCATAATGAAAATCAAAACAGTGACACAGCGGCAGCTCGATATAGCAATTGAATTGAGCAAGGGCGAATCAATCAAGAGCGCAGCGCGGAATCTTGGAATTTCCTATATAGTTGCGGTGAACAGGTTGCGCAACGCAAGGGAGAAGTTCAAATTGCAGACGACGTATCAACTGGTTATCCATCTGGCACAATTGGGATTATTGAATTAGAATAAATCGGCAGGTCATTTACGGTGTCCCCCTCATCGTATTTGACCTGCATTTTGTTTGTCATAATCAACCTTATCGAAAGCATAAAGTTATTGACATGGGTATCATTTTGAAGTAAGATAAAAACCAATCGAGGCAGAAATGCCAACCCACCGTGGCAGGTGGAAACGGAAACAGCAGCTCCCCTTTTTTGGGCGTTCTGTGTCTTTTACCTTTGTTTCCGGGTACTTGCCACAGACGCAGAACGCCCAAAGCAGAGGAGTTTTTTTATGACTATGCAAGTTGATTTAGACAAGGATGGAATAGTAAAACTGCAAGGATGTGAAAGTCACGATGGCGTTGATCCAACAGACGACGACGTGATGGTTTGTATTGACCTGAATGTTTTCAACGGCCTATCTGTTGGAGAATTTCTCAGGATTCAGAAATCAACCATAAATGACGCAAGACCTTATTGGTTGAAATGCGCTCAGGATGTTTGTGATAGGTACGTAAAGCCGGGTAAATATCAACCAACCAAACAGAACATACCACAAAGCTTCAGGATGGCAGTTTTCGAGCGCGATAATTTCACCTGTAAGCACTGCGGTTCGCGCAATAACTTAAGTGTTGATCACATAATTCCAGAAAGCCGTGGAGGTCAGTTGACTATGGAGAACGCACAAACACTTTGCAAGACCTGTAATTGCAGGAAGGGCAACCGATGAGCAAGACTGTGCTTGCTCAGGTAGACGGCTGGACACCCGTAATAGACGCAGTTGTTTTGGATGTTGGAGCGACCGCCGCGCTCGTATTCGGTAAGGCATGGCGATATTGCCAGATGTCAGATAATGTGTGCAAAGCCTCTCAGGACCGCCTAGCAGATGAATTGGGGTTGAGCCGCGCCACGATCAACGCTCACCTTTCGAAGTTGGTAGAGGCTGGTTATTTGGAAGATATGACGCCGGAACTGGCAGGACTTCCCCATCAATACAGGGACACAGGTAAGGCGAGCCTGTCATTTTCTTTGACAGGGGGGGTGTCAAAAAATTCGACAGCTACCAGTAAAAAATCTTTACAACCACCTGTCAAAAATATCGACACAAAGATACAAGTAAAGAAACAAATAATAGAAAATGAGGATGATCCGGCGCTTCGCGCAATCTCCCGCGCTTACGAATCCGTGATCGGGATCATAAACCCGATGATCGCAGACGAACTTCGTGAAGCATCCACCACTTACCCGCTTCAATGGGTGCTTGACGCGATCAGAGAATCAGCGAATCAGAACAAGCATAGTTGGAAGTACGTGCTCGCCATACTCACCCGCTGGAAGGCGCAAGGGAATCAGGAGGCGATGAAGCCGATGAGCCGGACGATCAACACAACGGTATCGAAGCAGGAAAAGAGCCTTGCCAACATAAAAAGCTGGCTGGAAAAACAGGAGAATCCAAATGGCATCTAAACTTGATATAGCTGAAATCCTCGCGGTGATTGCCGTCACTTATTCAAACTTTCAGGAAGTTACAGACAAGGTAACGGAGATTTACTGGCAAATCCTCGGCGACATCCCGACCGACGAACTGAAGGCAGCAACCCTGCATTGCATCAGCGAGAGTGGGCGAAAGTTTGCCCCATCTGTCGGCGAGCTGCGCGGCGCGGTCGCAGAGCTGCGTGGTATGTCACGCAATGTCCCGTCCAGTTTCGAGGCGTGGCAGGAAGTCGGCAGGCAGATCAGTATCAACGGCGGTGACTTCGGGAAGCCTGAATGGTCGCATCCCCTGGTACAAAAGACCGTCGAGGCCATCGGCTGGCGTAACCTGCGCATGAGCGAGGATCAGACCGCAGATCGGGCGCGGTTTATCCAGTGCTACGAACAATTTCAGGAACGCGCCGGCAAGGAAGATATATTACTGCCCGAAGTGCGCGGATTTATCGAGGCCAAAGGCGGACGGCTCGAAGCACCCGCAGATCAAATCAAACAACTTACAGAGAGGATGACGAAATGACAGAAAAACACACGTACCACATTTGCGACGCACGACCATCAGGAGGAAAGGCCGGCAAAGGCAGGAATAAAACGTCAACGGTTCAAGTTCTTGACGATACAGATCCTGATTGCGCAATCTTGTTGAAGTCTTTTCGCTTCAATGTTGGAAGCTCTGAAAGCCACAGGGAAGCATGGGACAAGGCGCGCACATACGTTCGGCAAAGGGAGCTTGGAGATATTGAGGCTGATTTTGAGGCTATCGCGGACGCAAATAGTTATTACACAGGAGGCGTATAAAATGACAATCGAATCAATCACCAACGTTTTCGAGGAACAGGCCCGCATCAACAAGAAGAAGCGCAACCTGCAACGGCGCGACGATCAAACCGCCGCCGACTGGCTGGAGCTCGCAGAGGAATACAAGGCCATCGACAGCCGCGCAAATATGGCGTTTTGTGCATCACGCGCCGCAGCACTTGACCCGCAACCCGTTGAAGAAAAGGAAGAATGGTGGCAGAAATGAAATGTCCGCATATTTGGAGAAAGTATTTTGAACAAACAGGTTGGGACACTAAAGGCGAGCGCACATTCTGCAAGATCAAGGTCTGTGTGATTTGTGGCAAGAGAAAATATATGGGAGAGCTGAAATGATCCGCATCCTCGGTCGTTTATTCTGGAATATTGTACGCACGCGGCTGGCTGGCCCTGAAAAGGCGAACCGCCCGATTCTGGTGTTGGTGGAGGATTGTGATGTCGAAAATAATTGATGGTCTAAATATTCTTATCGGCGAACGCGGCCCGGAGATAATTAAAATAACTTCCCACGGTGATAATAGGAGGCTTTTCTTTTCCGACGACAGCGGAACATCTGATTACCAAATTCCTCCACATCACCACAGAATGAGAGTTGTCAGATGCCAGTATTGTGGCGTGAACTCTGAAGGAATCGGAACATGCCCATATTGCGGAGCACCGAAATGATCGAATATCTCCGCTTCCTCTTCCGTGGCTTCCTGCCGTTGAAACGACGAACAGGCAATCGGTTTTCCTCCATCGTCATCGACGGCGAAATCACCGACCGAAAGGACTTTTGACATGAGCGAAGGACGATCAAAGTACGGGAATAAGAAAACAGAGGTTGATGGCTTTGTTTTCGACAGCAGGCGCGAGGCGAACCGATATTCTGAATTGAAGCTGCTCGAAAAGGCTGGCGAGATCAAAGATTTGGAATTACAGCCCGTTTTTCAGTGCCTTGTAAATCTTAAGCTTGTCTGTAAATATGTCGCCGACTTCCGTTATTACGACATCAAAAATTCATATCTTGTGACCGAGGATGTCAAGGGCTTCAAAACAAAAGAGTACATAATCAAAAGGAAACTCGTTGAAGCTTTGTTCAATATCACAATTACAGAGGTCGCATGAAAACAGCGATAATCTGCGGCAACGGCCCATCATACAACGACATGCCGAAGGATTTACTTTTGAAACACGATTCATTCGGCGTCAACTATTGCGACTTCCAGCCGACGTATTATGTTTGCGTCGATACTGCCATCCTCATGGAACACTGGCGAAAAGTGTACGACCTTGCGGCAGGTGGAAAGATCGCATACCTTTCCCTGAGGCATGACGGCAGCTCTCCGCTTTATGAACTGCCGAACGTCCAGATGGTCACACATGACAAAGGCGCGTTCCTCGGTGAGCATTATTTTTCAGGATTGACTGTGACGTACGTGGCGTTGAAGTGTGCTTATTATCTCGGCTTCGAGGAAGTTCATTTATGGGGAGTGGATCACTCTGCGGACTGGAAGCACTTTAGAGACGATTATCCGCCTGGTGATACAGACCGTCGCGCCTGGCGTATGTCGGAAATGGAATATCATTACGCGCTGGCGCGAAAGGTTTATAATGCAAACGGACGCAGAATTATCAACCACAGCCACCCATCGAAGCTGGATTCAATATTCCAACGTGGCGGAAAGGAATAATCATGGAACTGCTCACCTCTCATAAGTTCATTGCTGCTGTTGTGGCCCTGCTCGTCGTGATCTTCGGCGACCGCGTTGGCCTGACAGCCGATCAGATCACCCTCGCGGTGGAAACGCTGATCGCGTACATCCTCGGTCGCGCCATTGCGACCGCCGCGCCTGTCCTGAAAAAGTAATCCCCCACCGCCGAAAGGCGAAGATATAAGACGCTTCATCGAACGAAAATCACCCCGGAGAACGGCCGGGGTGATTTTTTCTTATGGAAAATTTAGTAACGCATATTCCCCGAAAAACTCTTTTGCTTTTTGGTCATAAGCGCGGGCGGCTTCCTCTTCTGTTGTAAACATTCCAAGGTGATAAACCTTTCCTTTGCAACCTATAACAGCCCGCCAGCTTGTTTTTTTCTTTCCTGCATATTTCATAACACCTTTGTATAAACCCTTTCCTGTTTTTGGTTTTCTCCTGTAAGTAGCATTTTGACCAATCGTGCAAACCCTAAGATTTTTACGCTGATTATTCAGGCCGTTGCCGTCGATGTGGTCTACAGCCATGCCTTTTGGAACTCCCCCAATAATTACAGAGTGCATTCGTATCAGGTGGTTCTTTTTATCGTACCAATGATTCCGGACGGCATAAGCGTGTGTCCCGGTTTTTTGGTAGGTCCAATTGTGCTTACGAAGTTCCTCGTAATCCGCATTGTCTACCATTGCAAACTGACCATTTGAGAGCTTTATTTTTTTCATAGATGAATGTTACAACAAAACACAAAATATGTAAATAATTGCAATGCGTATAGAATAATTGCAGTTTTGGATTTTTGAAAACTGCAATGTTTCTCACGCCCCTTCTGTTGTATATTCGGGGCAAGGAGATCAATAAACATGAAAACTTATTACAAAACATCAACTGAATACCACGATGCACTCGACCGCCGCGAAGCGCAGGAACGCGCAGAGCAGGCAGAACGAGAATTGAACGATGTCCGCTGCGTCTGCCTTGAAGTCATAGGCGACAATGGCGATTGCCCGGTCCACGGGAAAGGATTCGAGCAAGCTAAGGCCGAATATTTCGAGGATTACGGCGCTGATTATGCAGAGCGCAACGACTTGTACAGCTTCGCGATGGGGTGCTGAAATGACAAACTCAAAAGAACTCACAGTCACCAAAGAACAGCCGATTGACAAAATCTCCTCCTATATTTACCGCGAGGAATCAATGGCACGCCTTTCCTCAATGCTTGGCGACAAGCAAGCGCAGAGGTTCGCCGCGAGCGTCCTAACGGCTGTCATGGCCGACCCGAAGCTGCAAGCCTGCACACCGATCAGTGTTTATCTTTCGATGGTTCGCGCTGCAACCCTCGGCCTTAGTGTTGACCCGGCTTATGGTCAGGCATATCTTGTGGCTTATGGGAATGTATGTACCTTCATGCCGGGGTACAAAGGCTTCAAAGACAAGGCTTCCGAGAATGGAATCGGCTCTCACGTTGTGGAAGTCTACGACAACGAGAAGATCGAAACCAACATTATGACCGGCGAAGTCCGAATCAATGGTGGCAATGGTTTCTGGCGCACGATCGAGCAGGATCAAGGATCGAACGGCCACAAAGTCACCGGCTATCTGGCCTCGTGGTGGGATGTGAAAAACCCAAACAGCGGCGAGAAGCATTTTCTTTATATGACCGTCGCCGAAATTGAAGAGTACGCAGAAACCTACGCGCCCGCGTACAAACAGCCGCAAAGCCCGTGGAATAAAAACAAGCTGTCCCGCGTCGAAATGTTCAAAAAGACTGTGATCAAGCGTCTGCTTCGCAAAACCGCCCCTCTGAATCCCGTTGTGTCTCGCCTCCTTGTTCAATTCGAGGATGAGCAAGCCGAGGAAAAATTCAACGCTTTTGAAGGTGTTGAAATCAAGGGAACTGAAGAACCTGCGCCGAAGAAGTCGCAGCTTGAAATCATGTCAGAACTCGGCTACGACAACCCCGACCCGGTCAAGGACGCAACCTGGGGCGAATGGGAAGCCTTGCAGGTCCGCGCAGTAAAGCAGGGAATTGAAGTGGTCGCCATCGCAAAGGCAAAGACCACGGAACTTGACCTGAAGGCGTACATCGCAGAGATTACGACATACGTGATCGATGCGGAACGACAGGCAACAGAATAAAACAGAGGCCGCGCGCGAAACGATCTGGCAAGAGTCCCAAAAGGAGCGCCCTGTGCGTAAGCCTTCGGGAGCCCTAGCAAGGCCACTAGCCAGATACGGATCAATCTCCCCGATCCGTGCCTTTTTTGAAAATTATCATGGAGGATGAAATGAAACTTGAAACTGTATCAACAATCGGAAGGATTATTCTCACGCTGGCACTGATATTCGCGTCTTACAAAGAGACAGGATTTTTCACGGCTCTGGCTCTGTTTTTCATTTTCATGTCAATTGAGGCAAGTTCTGCGTTGAGGAAACATGAGCGCGAAAACTTCTAAAGGCCGCGACTACTCCGGGATGCTGATCTGGTCTGCCGCCGTCGTGACCGTCGTTCGATACTCCGCCGCGTTTGTGGCCTCCGACATGGGAATGATCACAGGACCGCTTTCCGAAGCCGTGACCCTGCTGCTCGGCCTGTCTGGAATCGGCATGGGCGTCCTTGACGTATTCGGCGGGACGTACCTTTTCGACGGCTGGCGGCACGCGATTCCCGCGCAGGGCAAGCGGTGGACAATCAGATTCCGTGCGTTGACATTCCTTGTGTTCGGGTTGATCATCAGCGGCGTGTTCATCCTGGTCCCGTTCACCGTCTCGCGCGTGCGGCATGAGAGCATGGATGCGGTATTGATCGGGAATAGCCTCTGGTGGTGGGCGGTACTGGTGAACGTGACCCCATACTTCATTATCGGCGGCGTTGCAATCGGCAATCAAATCGTCAAGGTAAATTCGGAAAGTTTCCGGCAAGTTTCCGAAAATACGAGCGAAAGCGGATCAGATTGGCGCAAAGTTTCCGCACGTCTTTCCGCAAAGCAGATCGAGGAAATCGCAAACATGGAAACAGGAGAGATACAATATAAGTATGGCGTTACAGATCGGACGGCAAGGAACTGGCGATCTAAAGCCTCTGCGATGCTGAGTAAAATTGACAATAGGTGATGGAATGAAAAGGAAGTTTAGACCAGATCTGAGTGAATACGAATTGTATGTCATGGCACTGGTCGATAAACTAAATGAGGATTCAATCCACAAGATGTCCAAAACAGACGCGGTAAAATTGGCTATATAGAAGGCAGTCAAGAACGTGCTGCCCGATATCGAAATCAAACCGAAGCGAAAACGATACATCAAGCTTAATTTTTAGATGTACATTCTGCTCAAACCATAGTTGGGCGGCTCGGAGGAGCAATGAATATATCTGAAAGAGCAAGTTGGTTAGCAAATGATTTTCGAGAAGGCTATGATCTTGCATTGAGCGATTTGGGTGTGTTCGCAATGGCGGCTGTTCTTCGGGTGCAGTTTCTCCAAGTCGCAAAAGCCGCCCAACACCGTATGCACTTGACCACCTTTGGCGTAGGTATGCTGGCGTTCTGCGCTGGCTTCGGTATTTGTTGGTTGGTGTTCGTCCGCTAAATCGGCGGCAAGTAATACCAACCGTTAGGTGGCGAACCTGCCCGCAAGGAGGCTTATGAAAAAGAAAAGTATTGTCAAGGAAGTTGCCAAATTTATCGCGCTATACGATGGTGATAGTGAGCAAGAAAATATGGAACTTGCCCGTCAAATTGTCGCAAAGGTGAAACGCCACCTAACACAACGTGCAGCGGACGATTTTTCGGGCACACACAACCATCCGATCTTGGCAAGATGTACCTGTGCTGGTTGTGTTCGTCGTCGTAAATCCAATCGCCGCTAACGCAAACCGTTGGGCGGCTCGGAGGAAAAAATGACAGGAAGAAAAATAAGCGACTTACCAGAAGCACCATACCAAAAAATTGCACTCGAAGCACAGGAGCGCGGCATTTCTCTGACTGGAGGATTGGTCGATCGCGCCACTGACGTTATGTTGATCGGTGTAATAGACATTATCAGGGAATTGCGCGAAAAGATAGAAGCATTGGAGATTGGGCGTAATAAAGACGATTCGAGGCGTGATGAATAAGGTCATAATGATCGGCATGAATCCACGCACTAGATCGGCTATCCCTTGGGATGCAGACGCGGAGTTCTGGACGCTCAACGAAGGACCATCAAAGGATTGGATGAAGCGGTACGATGTGGTTTTCCAGATTCACAAGCGTTGGGACTGGGATCGCTCGAACAACCTTGCAGACCCGAATCATCCGTTGTTTATCAAGCAACGCAATGACCCATGCCTTTATTGTAAGGGTGGTGGAAAGGCGTACCAAGAGGGAAAAGAGGTCGATTGTCCATGGTGTGACAAGGGAGAATATCATTACCCAGAAAGCCGACTACAAGCCAACGGCAAGCCAAAGCGAATCATCATGCAGGACTTGAACGAGGACGTTCCCGGCTGTATCCGCTTTCCCATCGAGGCGATCGAAGCGGCGCACGGTGAGATTTATCTGACATCCACACTCGCGCACATGCTGGCCTATGCGATCCATTACCTGCCAGATCACGCAATCGAGCTGTACGGCTTCGAGGCTGAATCAAACACGGAATACGCAGTCCAGCGGCCATGTATCGAGTATTGGGTAGGCTACGGACGCGGCCTCGGAATGTCCATCGAAGCTCCGGGATCCCATTTGCTGACTGGCAAACATTACGCATACGAGGACTTTGATCAAGGTTATCGGTCCCGCCTGGAACTTAGGAAGCGCGTGCTTCAGGAGAATTTGAACGCAGCCGAAACCGCAGCCGTCAAAAGCGAAGGGTATTTGGATGCACTCACGCCTTTCCAGAAGATAAAGCGGATCAGGCCGATTTGGGAAAAGGCGTACGACGATCACTTCAAGAATAAGAACATGGTCAGCTTCATCCGTGGAACTTTGATGGAGCTGAATAAATCAATCGAAATTCTCGACGCATACAGGCAGGACAGCGACGAAGCGACGCAAGGGGATGTTCGCAGGATGATCGAAATGCCGTATGGGTTGGGGTAGGAGGAAACATGCTAAAAGATGCTTATAACAAACACTTGAATAGTCGCCGTCCGCAGTCGGTTCATAAATTCGCGCTCGATAGTGTTTTTGAAGAACGCTTGCTTGAGATAAAAGACGAGCGCATTTTGGACTTAGTTCAGTTGTTGGCCTATGAAGTTTTGATCTTGCGTGATTTGAATAGCCTTATGAGTGAACGACTTATATCAATAAGAACACCCGCTCTCAAAGATTAGTAAGTTGTTTCACGTGAAACACAGCCCCGGTTGACAACTGGGGCTTTTTGCTATATTATGCAACTAAGAAGTTGCACAGCAAAACACAAAAACAACAGGGGAGCGGCCTACTCGAACCGCAACGAGGATAAATATGACAGTCAAAGTAAAACGCAAGGACGGCGAAGGCAAAGAGCAAGAAATCGAGGTCGCGGACAATGAAGTTCTCGACACTGACGTGAAGGTAGAACCGGAACAGGACCCGGGCAAAAAAGCTCCTGAAAAAACCCTCACACAAACCGAAGTAAATAAACTTTTGGCAGACGAACGCCGCAAGCATGACGCGAAATACAATGAGCTGAAAGGTGAGTACTCCACCTTCAAGACAGCCATTGAACAACGCGAGCAAGCCGCGAACGATGCCGCCGCCGAAAAGGTCGAAACCTTGCGTAAGGATTTGCCCGAACCGATTATCAAGTTGCTGGACAATCTCTCTCCCGTTGCACAGTTGGAATGGTTGAGCGATCCCGCGAATGTGATCACGAAGAAGGAAATCCCTCCACTTCCTAACGCCCGCGAAAGCAGCGGACCGCAGCGAAGAACCCAAACTATTGTGTAGAGGTAAATTATGGCAGCAGTTGTAAAATCAACGAAGGCCGGCTACGACACGATCAGCGCGCAGACTTGTATCAACATTTCTGAATTGCTGAGCGCGGCAAACAGTGCCGGTAAATTCGCAAAGCTCGACCCCGTGTATATCGACTCGAACGGCGCAATCACAGCCGCGATTGATGACACTTCCGCCGTCAGATTTGACGGCTTCGCAATGTCAGCCAGTGACAGTGATGGTCAACTCCCTGTGACCATCAAAGGCCTTGGCTTGATCATGGAATGGCTCGAAGATTCCGACAGCTACACTCCCGGAACCCTGCTTTACGCAGGCGCAGCCAATCAACTGGAAACGACAGGCCGACAAGCCATTGCCATGGCGATCTCCGCAACTGAGATCATCGTGATCGCCCCTCCCGGTGTTCGTTTAGGGAACGCATAACATGAGCAGATTCATTGGTACTTACTCCCTCGAAGATTTACTCGCGCAGCGTTTCGTTCCTGCGTCGGAATTTGGCTTTGACCAAATCGCAAAGGCAATTCAGGCTCATCTCGATTGGCTGAACGCGCAGGTTGCCGACCAGATGGGTATGATCGCCGAAACCACCGAAGATGTACGCCGCATTTGGGGCGGGTCTGAAGACGGTGAAATGGTCGAAGTCGATGAAACCGGCGTCGCCCGCACGCAGAAAGAATCCAGCGGCGCGGAGATTGACTTTCCGCTTCGCAAGTTCAGCCGCTCGACTGGCTGGACCGCTGACTACATGGCACGCGCAACACCTGCCGACCTTGCAACCAAAGTGCTGAAGTACGAATCAGCATACGTGACCCGCTTGCGTCAGGAATTGGCAGCCGCTTTGTTCGGCAAGGCGAATTATTCCTTTGTGGATAAATTCGGCGATGGCACGACCCTCGCAATCAAACGCCTGGCAAATGCCGATGGCATGGAGATCCCGAACGCTCCCGATGGCACGAGTTTCAACGGCGCGACCCATCAGCACTATAACGGCTATATCAGCGGTTCCGCACAAAACGCCGACATTGACGCGCTGATCGCAAACGTGACCGAACACGGCTTCACGAATGTCCAGCTCATCGTCAATCAGGCGAACGTTGCAACCCTCGCCGCCATGACCACGACCAAATTCACAGCCTTGACCCTTGCGGTCGTGGCCGTTCCGGGTCGCACTTCCGGCACTGTGGACACGCAGGTCGTGACCGACGACCCCGCAAACAAGCTGGTTGGGTATTGGGCTGGCTATCCTGTGATTACCCGTTCATGGGTTCCGAGTGGGTACTATGTGGCGAATGCCGTC